GGTCATGACCGTGCCGAGGCGCGTGTCGTCGTCGTGCGACATTCCGCCCTGGCTGATCGCTGTGTGCAGCCGCTCGAGCGCTTCGGCCATCTGGACGTCGCGTTTCGTGTACCACTTGATCGCGTGCTTCGCGCTCGACTTCACGACGAGTTGGTCGCCGTAGTCGTTCGCCCACGTGTCGATGTAGTCCTGCCAGAGCGGCGGGTCGGCGTAGAACCCGACGACCTTGAATTTCTTGAACGCGGCTGCCACAGCGGCGTCGACGGCCGCGGAGTCGACCTCCCACTTTTCAGCGTCGGGTGTGTCCGGGGCTTCCTCGATCAGCAGCGGGAAAAGGAACCGATCGGAGACACGGCAGGCGACAAGCGCCGTCGCGTCGTTCGTCGACGACCCATCAAAGCCGAGAGTGACGACGTCGCCCTTCCACGGCTTCACGAATCCCGAGTCGAGCCCGAGCATCCGTTCGACCGTTCGCAGATACCGGCGACCGCGCGTCGTCCACGTCTCCAGCGTCTCTATCCACGAGTTCGCTGTGGGCACGAGCGCGTTGAAGAAGTAGCGGCGGGTCTCGGACTCCGACTGGCGAGTGTCGAACACGCCGTCGATGAGACCGTCGACCGAGTTCCACTCGATCGCGTCGCCGTAGGCCTCGATGAACGCTTCGGCCAGGGCGGCCTCGTGGATCGCCCTGCTCTCCTCCGTTGATGGGCTGACCGGGTCGCGAAGCGAACCGATTTCACCCCACCGGTGATTGAAGAGCATGCGCGGCCGGCGAACGCGACCCTCCTCGACCGCATCGGCAAGCTCGTACGTCTCTTCCGCGATCGATTGCTCGCCGGGGGCGTACATTGTGGTGACCTCGAGGTACCAGGTCTCCGCGATCTTCTTCCGCTTCCGGAGGTTCTTCGACACCGTGCGGAACATGGCCCGCAGCACCGGCGTGATGTACAGGTGCGACTCGTCGAAGACCACGAAGGTCTCGATACCACCGTCTTTCGACGCGGATCCCGCGGTCGACGGGCGGATCTCGCCTCCGCCCGGGAGCACGATGCCTTTCAGGCCCGGGTTGAGCCCGTAGGCCTGCAGCTCGAACAGCGGCGCGGCCGAGTTCGAGAGGTTGTAGTAGACCGTGTCGTAGACGTTTCCGGTCTGACCCTCTTCCGTGGCCATCACGCGAATGAACGGCGACTTCACCGGGCGGCCCATGGGCTCGCCGGCCGCATACGTGTAGGTTTTGCCGAGGTACGTGAACTGCTCGCCGCCCTTGGCCACACCCGAGAAGCGGGAAGGCCCGAACGCCTCGAAGAGCACGAGCGCTGCGGCGACCCCCGACTTGTCGCAACCCTTCGGGCGAGAGAAGAACGCGGAGTCGTACAGGCGCCGACCGACGTCGGAGAGCGCGTAGCAGTCGACGATGAAGGCGGTGTACTCGTCGCCGTAGCGGACAGGTGCGCCCTGCACGTCGCCGGGACCGTGGACGGTGAAGTTCTCGATCCACCAGACGGCCAACCAGCCGAGAGACTGTTTCCGTGAGTGCCCGGGCGCCGTGATCACCCGGACGGGCATCAGCCCTCCGCAGTGAGTCGGTCGCGCCGCGCATCGATCGAAGTGACCGTGGCTTGGCCGGCGGCCGGCGCCGATGTTTCGGGCTGCGCGTTCGGGTTGTCAGTCGCGACCTCAACGCGGAGTCGCGCTCGAGCTTCCGGGGTGGCGCCGAACTGCTGCACCCGCAGTCGAAGCTCACCGGCCAGCTCGAACCGACGCGTCTTCCAGTACTCGTGGTGCACCAGGGCGGTGTCGAGCAAGAAGTCCCAGTCCGGGCCCGTCATCATGCGCACGGCCTGCGGCGACTTCCGCCAGCTATTCCACCACTTCACCGTCGCCGGGTGCCACGCCTCAGCGTTCCCCTTCGAGTCCTTCAGCAGACCCCGAGGCAACGACGGGCCGCGAGTCTTCCCATCAGCAACGAGCTTGATCGACTGACGATCGTTGCTCTTCCGAGTGTGCTTCTCCTGCGGAGCGGGACCAGGCATCAGAACCTCCAGATCGGAGATAGAACACGACGGCAGATCGCCGACGCGAAAAACACCCCTCAGAAACGAGGGCAAAACAGGCCGAATTCAAGCCACTTTCTGCGCAGCAGCCACACGGGCCGATCCGCGACAGATCAACGAACCAGCCAGCCAGCACCCCACCACGCGAAAAACCCTCCAACCCCTGCACGCACAGCGAGCAGCAGAACGCGAAGCGGGCTGGCGGGAGGGGTAGGAAGGGCCTTCCCCCCTCCCCCTATGCGATGAGGGTCAGGCGGTCGCTCTTGATGCTGTTGCAGATCACGTGGGCGAGTTGAACGTTGTTGAGTTCGTGTGTGCCGCCGCGGGCGAGTGGGATGACGTGATCGAGCGACGGTGCGAACGGTTGCGGGGACAGTGTGGTCATGTCCACCGGTAGGTGGCAGAGCTGGCAGGTGTACTCGTCACGCAGGTAGATGAGTGCGCGGTTGACTGGCGCCACGTACGCGGCACGGAGGCGTGCTCGGTATCGGTGGCCCTTCTCATGCATCCGGTCGGCTTTGAGTCGGGCCTGGCATTGGATGCTGCATGTGATCGTGCGAAGGCGGGAGACGAATGGCTCTGAGCAGAGGGCGCAGTTGCCTGCTGTCCATGCGCCTTCGCCTGCTGTCGGCACGATCACGAGGGGCGCGACTTGGTTGAGTGTGCGGCGTGCGAGCGTCACTCGGTCGGGGTAGCGGGTCACGGTCGTACGTCTCTGGGCGACGCGCGAGCGGCATGCTCGCGAGCAAAGGACTTGGCGGGCCTCGCTGGTGGTGAAGGGCTGCCCGCATTCGGTGCATTGCCGTTCGTGCTGAGTGTTGAGCTTCTGTGCTCGGCGCCAGTAGACGTAGTGCTTGGCGCAGTAGCCGCGCGCCTGGATGCGATCGATGTCGCATCCGTCTGCGGCGCAGGTGCGCGTCTGCACGCGGCTATGCGTTCGCGGGTGGCAGTTCGGCGATGAACATCCCAAGGTCTTTGTCGTGCTCGAGCCGCATGCGCTGTCCGAGAGGCACGTTGTAACGGTCTGCAAAACCTGCGGCCGTGACCGTAGCTTGGCTGGGACTGTAGGTCACCTTCAGGCCGTTGGCGTCGTCCGCGCTGACGGGCTTGAAGCCGACGGCAATCTCTTCGGCATCGAAGAGCAGCTGAAGGTGCGATGGATCACCGGTCATTCGTACCGCGGCGGCGTTGAAGATCACTCTAAACAGTTAGGTCAACTAAAACCGGTTATGACCCGACCCCAACGATCGCGACCAAGTCCCGGTGTGGTTGGGGGCGAGTACGGTGTGGTCATGACTTCTTCGCCGTTGATCGAGTCCACGTTGGTTGAGCTGCTGCCGAGCGCGGTGCAGGTGACCTATACCCTCTCTCGGCCACTACTGCCGCTCGATGTAGACCGGGTCGGCTACTGGGTATCGACCTTCAATGCGGCGGGCGACGAGGGCAAGCAGTGGGGTGTGCGAATCGCGGACGGCGAGGAGTCGACTGCTTATGTCTTCGAGTTTGGTAGCGCGACCCAGGCGAACTACCACTCATCGTCGATCACGGTCGATGGGCGCAGCTTGGTCGTGCTCTACAACGATGCCTCGCTCACGCCCGACAATGCTGCGAGGATCTCAGCCACGAGCACGGTCGGGTCGTCGGACGCGCAGAGCGACCTCCCCGTCACGCTTCTGACCTAGAACGGTGGAGTGTCGACGCGCAGTGGTCTGATCGGCGCGTCGAGCAGGCCGGGGTGCAGCGGCTTCGCTGCGGCAGCCTTCTTGGCCCGCGAGATACCGGAGGCGAGCCCGCCTTCACGGCCGGACTTCTTGCCGTGGTGGTACGCGCACAGTGCTTGCAGGTTCTCGTCGGTGTCGGGGCCGCCGTTGATGATGTGGTCGACCTGGTTGGCGTGGGCGAGGCAGCGGTTGTCGGTGTCGGCTCGGATCCATTGGCAGCGGTGGAAGTCGCGGGTGAGGATGCGGGCGACGATCTGTGGCCAGTTGCGGGGCAGTTCGGCTTTGCGGTTGGAGCCGACCCATCCGGTGGGCATCAGCCCTCGTCGTCTTCGTCCGCTTCGCTGAGCTGCTGCCAGGTGGCTTTGTCGGCTACGACGTCGAGGTATTTGGCGAGGCCGGCGAACTGGATGATGGAGGTCTGCGGGCCGAGCGTGTAGACGGCGCCGGTCACCATCGGGAGCATGGTGTCGTCTTCGGCTTGGACGCGAGCGGTCGAGACGCCGAGCGCCCATCCGGTGACGAACGATCCAGTCTTGCCGGTCTCGCGGATGAACTCTTCGACGGCGTTATCGAGTCGCTCGAGCGGGGTGCGGTCGGTCATGGGTCAGCCCTTTCCGATCGGGTTCTTCCCCTGTCGTGCGCTGGGCGGGTAGCCGAATACGTCCTCGAACCATGCGGAGACCACCTGGTCGATATAGGTGGCGGGCACCTTGCCGCGCAAGTGGCGCTTGAGCGCGGTCCACGGGTGTGGGCTTGTCGACCACTTCGCGAGGCCGGGGCCCTTGGTCCAATACCACTTCAAATATCCGCGGCTGCCGGGTCGCGGGTCGGCGACGGCGTCGGGCTTCATGGTGGCCATGGGTCAGCGCCTCCTCGGGGGGATGACGAACACCCCCGAGTTTCGTCGGAGGCGTCGTCTGTGCGTGGTGGTCAGTTGCCGGTGACGGCCCCGTATATCCATGCGATGCCGATGAATAGGGCGGGTATCCAGCCGAGCCAGATTCCCCAGGTTGCCATGGTGTTGCCGAGGCCCCCGAGCCGGCGCGCCTTGCTGCGGGCTGCGTGGCCGAAGCAGATGGCGAGGATCGCGGGGATTGGGGAGAGGAAGATGCCGATGATGGTGAGTGCGGGCAGGATGGCGAGGATGCCCATGGCGAGTGACCATCCGGCGAGCTGGTTGGTGTAGGGCACGACGTACTGCAGCATTGGCTGCTGGTAGGCGGGCGCGGCGATCTCGCGGGGCTGGAAGTTCTCGGTCCACCTGTAGCCGTCCCACCACCGCTGCACGTCTGGTGCTTCAGGGTCTGGGTACCAGCCGGCGGGGATGCCGGTGGGTGGCGGGAGGGTCATGCGCTGATCTTGGCAGCATCCGGTGGTGGCGGGTAGTCCCGCGTGATGGGGGCGAGGGGCCGGATCTCGTTCATGAGTTCGATCATCGCTTCAGAGCCGAGGCAGAGCCAGAGGTTCCGGATGGTGAGCACCTGCGCGTTGCCGACGATGAGGATGACCATCAGGAGCAGTCGTGCACGAGCATCATTGCACCGGCCCCATCGGGACGGTCTGCCCGGCGAGGCTGTGCGTGCAGTCGCTCAGGAACTCGATCCGGCCGGCACGAATGAACGTGTGGCACAGCGGCTGGTTCTTCTCGGGCGGCATCCGGTCGTGCGCATAGATGAGCACGGACGGGTTCACGGTGGGGGCCTCGAGGTCGCCGTCGAAGAACCAGCCGTTCGGCTCGCCGGGCATGACGGGCACGACATGATTCGACTCGCAGCCGGGGCACCACCAGCGCAGTTGCGAGCCGGAGAGCTTCGCGACGTTCATCGGCGGGTCTTCCGCCGGCGCTGCGCTTTGGTCTGCTGCGCGCGGCCCTTGGCCTTCTTCGACGGCAGTGCGGGGGGCGGTGAACTCCAGGTGGTCCAGATCATGACATCTCCTGACGTTGGGCCTGTCGCTCTCGGCCACCTCGGCACGCGTCTTCGCAGTGCGCTGGGCGGGGTCACGCCAGGAGACTTTCGTTGGTACGGGCCCCGCTGCACACCCATATGCTTCCGGGATGGATGCAAATGCGTGGGACTGGGGTCTGACTATTCAGACGATCGCCGTTGTCGTGTCAGCGGTTGCCGTAGTGGCCGCATTGAGATCTGGTGCGCGCGACAGACGGGAAGCACAAGCACTCGCCCTCGAAGACCGTCGAGCAGCCCAGAGTCTGGCTGAGGAAGATCGTCGCTTTACTATTCGACGAGATGCCTTATTGCTTGAGCTCGACGCCGCGGTCAGGCTCTCTGAGAATTTATTGCGCGGGGGTTCTTTGGACCATCAAGAATCGCAACGCCTGGGTACAGAGGCATTGGTGTTGACATCTACGCTCGGTCCCGAGCGCGTGCCTGTCCGATGGAAGCGCGTATCGGCATCCGATGCGGAAATCCGCGAACTGCTCACGGAGCCTGAAATGCCATCTTGGAAAAAGGATGGTCTCGAGGCGCAACTCGCGGCGAATGTGATCCTTCGCGAACTTCGAAGCCTCAAGTGATGTGAGGGGCGGCGTCGCCTTGGTGTGCGCTCCGAGATGGGCGCCGCCCCGAGTTGACCGTTTCGCACCCGAATGCCGGAGGCCTAGTCCGTGCCCGCGGCCGAAGGGCGGCACCAGGGCTGACATGGGAGAAGCCCCGGAGATCGTGTCTCGGGGGCTTCGTCACAACTGTCTAATTTCCTATTAGTGGGGTGACATCGTGTAATCACCAAACAATATTCGGAAATTCTTTTGGGGACTGCTCCATCATGCGGACTCAGGGCGTCGTTTCCGTGTCGGGTTCGAGAGCAATTTCGTGCGGTAGGTGCTGAGCAGGTCCTGTTCGAGGATCATCTTGCGGCCCTCGAATTGGATGTACGGCATGCCTTGGCGAAGCCACCGCTGGATGGTGCGGCGGCTTCGCTGCACTCTCCGTGCTGAGGCCCGTATGCCGAGGAATGCCGGCTCGGTCATCCGCCCATGACTTCGTGGTTGTGGTTCGCGTTCTGCAAGTCGATCAGATGCGCGGAACAGGGCGGCAGATCGGTCGAGTAGAGCCAGCGGAGCAACCACCAATTCCAGTGCTTTCGACAGAGCGGGAGATCGTCGGTGAGCGTGACTGACGAGTAGAGAATCGGGTCAGCCTGACAGGCAACGCATTCGTCCATCAGGCACCCGCCTTCTCAGTCGAGCGGTGCCAGATGTCGTGCGTAACCGGGTCGAACACGATCGCGGCACAGGTCACGCACACGTCGACCTCGATGCGGGCTCGCGAGTCGCGGAGCCATCCGGGTTGGACCTCAATGATCTTGCGCTCCGTGATCATGGTGACCTTGACCTTGCCCATCAGGCGGCCGCCCAGTCGACGTACCGCTGCACCTCAGCATCCGGCACCGACCACCCGCACGCTGAGCAGCGCACCTCGACGGCCTCACCGTGCCATGTGGCGCGCACCTCACGCTGCTCGCAAACCATGCAGGGTCGCGGTGCGGCGGGTTGGGTGCGGCGTGGTGCTTGCGGGTAGCGTCCGTTCAACGTGCGGAGCATCTCGCCGAGGTCGTCGACCCATGCCTGCACGGATGCGGGTGGCCCGCCGGCGATGACGAGTTCGTGCTTCCCGTACCAGTCGACGAGGGATTGGACGTAGTCGCGTGCGGTGGCTGGTGTTGACCAGCTGGGGAGCCCTTGGGCGTCCTGGTCGAGGCGTGCGTAGCCGAGGGCGAGCACGGGCGGCCGGAGACCGTTCTGGCGGGCGTGAGAGATCATCCATGACATGAGCTGCACGTAGAGGTCGTTGGCGTCCTCGAGCGGCTGCGCCTGCAACGGAAGGGGCGCCTTGAAGCCGCCGCCGCTCACCCGCTCCCCCGTTGCGATTGCCATTGACGGGACGACCTGCGGGAGGATGTGCGCGATCAAGTCGGGTGTCTGGCCCAGGAGGAACCGGGTGCGGCCGAAGCATTTGCCGCAGAGGTGCCCGTACCTGGCTACGGCGGGTGCGCATCCTTCGCAGTCAGGTGCGATGTCGGCGGGGAGGGTCATGGTGAGGCAGTCGGGGTCGTGGCGGCCGCGGATGGTGTGGTTCATGATGCAGAGCTCGGTCATGTCGGACCTCTCAGTAGTATTCGGGCATGAGTGATCTGGTGCTGGTCGCCGCAACAAGCGCATCGTCCGCAGTGCTGGGCGTGTTGGCGACGTCGCTGGCGTCGATCTTTGGCCCGGCCTGGCAGGCCGCAGCAACTCGAAAGCATGAGATCGAATCCGAGAGAGTGCGAATGCGTCGATCAGCGCTGGACGGGTACGTCGATGCGATAACGGCATTGGCCTTCGCTCCCGATGACACGAGGCAAGAGTTTGTCGAGCCTGGGTATGTGGCTCGTAACAAGCTGAGTTCTGTCTTGACGGCGGATGAGACGGCTGTCCAGGTGTACGCCTCAGGGTTGCTTCGCCAGCTTGAGAGGACGTTCGACTTCCGGGCGTCGTCTCTCATGGCGGGACGGGGATCGGACGATCTAAATGCCTGGTATCGCGGATCTCTTTCCGTGAACGACTTGAAGTCTTTCGCCGCGAATAGGACGGACAAAGGCAAGCTCGAGCTCATCGAGATCGGCGAGTGGCCGTAGTCGGTCATCGTTCTTCTCCCTCGTGGCAGGCGCACGCACGCTGCTTCGCGCACCCATATCCAGGCGTCCAACAGCAGGACGTCTTGCACTTCTTCTGACCTGTCCGACCGACGGTGTTCCCGTGGCCAGTTGCGACCTTCACTGCCGGACTTCCGGTGAACAATCAGGCCACCGCCAGACGCCGCTGTGAGGCCACAGGATTTCCTCGGCGGGTGTGAGTGCCGCCCAACCCCTGTACGGGGCGCGCAACAGGCGCGATTAATCCCTCAGCAGCAATCACAGGGCAGTCCCTGCCTCGTGCCACACCTCGGCCGATGCAGATGCCGGTGCGACCGTGTCCCACGTCGACGAAACCTCCGCCGCGACCTCAGCCGCGCGCTCGTGCTCAACGAGGATCGG